TCAAGAAGATAAAGGTATTGAAGACCTAAAATCTTATGTCTCTTCTACCTATCAAGGACATTATACAAATAACAATTCTGATACTCAAACTCTTGATCTTATTCACTCTGTAGGTGATGCAGAATCATTCTGTCGATCTAATGCAATTAAGTATTTGAGTCGCTATGATAAGAAGGGATCTGCAAAACAAGATATCCTAAAGGCAATGCATTATTGCTTACTTCTTTATTACTTCAGTGGCAACACTAAAGAACCTGAATACACTAACACTCGTTATGAAACTTTCTGATAAAACTGTCAATCTACTCAAGAATTTTAGCAACATTAATCAATCTATTCTTTTTAAAGAGGGTAGTAAACTTCGCACAATTTCTGTAATGAAGAACATTCTTGCAGAAGCAGAAGTAAATGAAAAGTTCCCAAAGGATTTTGGGATATATGATTTGAACCAATTCCTTAATGGTATGGGTCTTCATCAGAATCCAGATTTAGATTTTGAGAATGAAGGTCATGTGGTTATTAAAGAAGGTAGGATGAGATCCAAATACTTCTTTGCTGATCCTAGTGTAATAGTTACACCACCAGATAAGAATTTAGATCTTCCTAGTGAGGATGTATCATTTGAATTGAATACACAACAGTTAGATCGTTTGCTTAAGGCAGCAGCAATTTATCAGTTACCAGACTTAGCAGTCGTTGGTGAGAATGGTGTAGTAAGAATTGTTGTTAGGGATAAGAAGAATGATACTTCTAATGACTTTGCCATTACAGTTGGTGAGACAAATGATGTATTCAACTTTAATTTTAAAGTAGAGAACATCAAGATCATACCTGGTACTTACGAGGTTGTTGTATCTCAGAAATTATTGTCTAGGTTTAAGTGTAAGGATTATGATCTTACATACTTCATTGCATTAGAACCCGATTCATCCTTTGGTTAATGAGAAATTCTATCCTCTATGGTGATTGTAGAGAGACGTTAAAACAGTTTGCTTCATATACAGATAAGGCGAGGATGTGTGTAACGTCACCGCCTTATTATGGTCTTAGGGACTATGGTGGTGAAGATAATCAGATAGGTCAGGAACAGTCACCAGAAGACTTCATAAAAAATTTAGTTGAAGTATTTGGATTGGTAAGAGATTGCCTAACAGATGATGGAACATTGTGGGTTAATATAGGTGATAGTTATTACAACTATAGACCTGGTAGAGGTCAGTCATATCCTAAACAATCAGTAAGTAAGACCAAACAAGACTTACCAGATAAGTGTAACAAAAGAGCTAATAAACTAGAAGGATTAAAAGAGAAGGATCTAATTGGTATACCGTGGATGCTTGCATTTGCATTGAGAGCAGATGGATGGTATCTTAGACAGGACATTATATGGCATAAACCTAATCCAATGCCAGAGTCAGTAAGGGATAGATGTACCAAATCACATGAGTATATCTTTTTACTCAGTAAGAATAAAAAATATTATTATGATAATGAAGCAATTAAAGAACCAGCAAAAGACTGGGGTACTAGGGATCGCAGTAAAGGTAAGTATCATAATGCTGGCACTGGTCTATCCCCTCACACAGGGTTAACTAAGAGTTATCCAAAGAAGAATAAGAGATCTGTTTGGAGAGTAACTAATAAACCATTTAAGGGTGCTCACTTTGCAGTATATCCACCTGATCTTATTGAACCATGTATAAAGGCAGGTAGTCAAAAAGGAGATATTATATTAGATCCGTTTATGGGATCTGGGACAACTGCTAGAGTTGCAAGGTCTCTAAATAGAGATTACATTGGATGTGAACTCCACGAAGATTATCGTGACTTAATAGAGATACCATCTCTAGATGGGTTGATTGAAAAATGATTAAATTATGGAGGATTTGGAAGTATGCCTTGGGAAGTTTCGAGGATACTAAAACTGCAAAGTACGATAATGCAGTCTGTATTATTCGTAGTTTTATTTTTGTCAGTTATCTTATTACTAATTGTTTTATTACTGCTGGTGTCATAAGACACTGGAACCCACATGATCATGTACAAAGTATGCGGACAAGATGATTCCTATCCTAGGAACATCACAAGTGAAAATGAATATGATGATTGGACAGATGCTCAAGACAAAGCTGTGCAATTGCTTGAGGATGGTGTAGAATGGGTTCAGATCCTTATCGGGGATACTGATGATTGGGGTATGCTCCAAGAATTAAATCTAGAGAGGGGTATTAAAGATGATACCTTTAGTACTCATTCTCTAGCACCTTATTATGTGAGATTGAGAAATTATGAGGGATGAATTCCTTTGGGTTGAGAAGTATCGACCCAAGACAATTGAAGAATGTATTTTACCTGAGAGTATTAAGAAAACTTTTCTTGAGTTCTTAGAGGCAGGAGAAGTACCAAACTTACTTCTTTCTGGTCCCGCAGGGTGTGGTAAAACCACAGTTGCTAAAGCACTGTGTAACGAATTAGGAGTGGACTTTTATGTCATTAATGGATCGGATGAAGGTAGGTTTCTCGACACTGTTCGGAACAACGCCAAAAACTTCGCAGCAACAGTCTCTTTATCATCTGAGGCAAAGCATAAAGTCATTATCATCGACGAAGCAGACAATACCACTTCCGACGTACAACTCCTTCTTAGAGCGAGTATTGAGGAATTCTCAAACAACTGTAGATTCATCTTTACCTGCAACTACAAAAACAAAATCATTGAGCCCCTCCATTCGAGATGCTCAGTCATCGAGTTCTCTATTGCAGGAAAACAAAAACCAGCAATCGCTGGACAATTCTTCGCAAGACTTAATACCATCTTGGAACAAGAACGGGTTGAGTCCGATAAGAAAGTCCTCGCAGAACTCATCAACAAGCACTTCCCCGATTGGAGAAGAGTCCTCAACGAGTGTCAACGATACTCAGTAAGTGGGAAGATAGATTCTGCAATTCTTGCAACCTTTGGGGATGTAAAGACTGAGGATCTAATCAAACAATAAAAGAGTAAGAATTTTACGGAAGTCCGTAAATGGGTAGTTCAGAATCTGGACAATGATCCTGCTCTTATTCTTAGAAGAATCTACGATTGTATGTACGATTCTTTGGAACCTAGCAGCATACCTGCCGCAGTTCTGATTATTGCAAAGTATCAATATCAGATAGCGTTTGTTGCAGATCAAGAGATTAATCTCATGGCGGCATTAACCGAACTAATGTGTGAATGTAAATTCAAATGACTGAACCAAGATCAAGAAACGAGATGAACGTTAAAGTTGTTCGTCTAACAACAACAGAAGATGTTGTAGCAGATTTACTAGAAGAGACTGATGATTCAGTTACTATTCGTGGAGGAATCGTAGCAGTTCCAACTAAGGATGGTAACATTGGATTTGCATCATGGACTCCTCTTCTTGCTAGTCCTGTTGAGGACATAACAATTAGCAAGAAGCATGTTGTTTATGTTGGTGATCCTAACCCTGCGTTAATAGATCATTACGTAAATCAGTTTAGCAAAATCGTAACTCCTGACTCCGTACAAGACGGTATTATTGTTCCCTAATGATTGACATTAACCTTTGTGATTTGAATAGTTTTTTTGGTTGTGTTGATGCAACTAACACAACAGAATTAAAAACTAATGCCTTTCGTCCTCTTAGGACTTATCTACAGGAGAAGTCTTTTGAGAAGCATTCTGGTGGTCAACTAACTTATGTTGGTAACTATGCAGACGGGCAAGACTTCGTTGATAATGATGGAGTCCCTTATGAGATGAAAGGTTCTTTGGGATTATTTAATAAGAATGGATCATGCAAACAGGTTATATTAAAGAACAATATGCCTGGTCGCAGCAAACAGAACTTAGAGAAGACCTTTGAGTACATGCTTTTAGTAGATACTAAGAACATGAGTCTTGGTGTTACTACATGGGATGTTGTTGAGAGTAGATCCAAACTTGATGGAGCAGGTGCAACATTTAAACTTCAAGCAGGTGACTTCACTATGCTTGCTGAGAATGTTAAACCATCTGCAAAAAAGATTACTGCTAATGAACTTCTGGAATCTCTAGAGAGCATTCTATGAAGAAGTCCCTGAAGTCTCTTAAAACACCTCTCAGGTATCCTGGTGGTAAGTCTCGTGCTTGTATAAAGATGGAGAAGTATCTACCTAATTTGGCAACCTATGAGCAATATAGAGAACCCTTTATTGGGGGTGGGTCTTTTGCAATACATGTTACTAAGTTGTATACTAATTTACCTATCTGGGTAAATGATTTATATAAACCATTAGCAACATTTTGGCAGCAACTTCAGGAATCTGGAGATGTTATGTCTGAGAGATTGTTAGAACTCAAAGAGGAACACAATACACCAGACAAAGCAAAGGATCTTTTTAAGACAGCAAAGGAGACTATCAGTGCAGAAGAAATTACACCCTTGGACTGTGCGATTAATTTTTATATTATCAATAAGTGCAGTTTTAGTGGTCTTACTGAGTCCTCCTCCTTCTCACCTCAGGCAAGTACCTCCAACTTTACTGTTAGAGGAATTGAAAAACTTCCAGAATACCAAGAGTTAATATCCAATTGGGTTATAACAAATTATTCTTATGAAGAGGTGTTGAAAAATGGAATGGATTCTTTTATATACTTAGATCCTCCTTATGATATTAAGGATAATCTATATGGTAAGAAAGGTGGAATGCATAAGACATTCGACCATGATAAATTTGCAGAAGATTGTGAGGCATGCGAGTCTCACCAATTAGTATCATACAATAATTCTCAATTGGTAAAGGACAGATTTGCTGGTTGGGATGCAGCAGAATATGAACTAACATATACCATGAGATCTACAGGAGATTACATGGGTGATCAAAGTACTCGTAAAGAGTTGCTTTTACTAAATTATGAAAGAAGTAGTTTAATGGAGTTCTTCAAATGAAATGTAGAGTTCGATTGTATGTCACTGGCAAACTCTTCAATGAAGATGTATATGCTAGAGATTATGCAGAGGCAAGAAAAGTTGCTCTCGCAAGAAATCCAAATGCCACAGTCGTAGGTGTTACTCAGATTGTGGAGTCTTTTAATGAATGAGTACGAGGATCAATATCAGATAACTACTCAGATTAATCCAGGAGTTCTTAGTCACAAACTTAATAAGGATCATATGGATTTGTTGTGGTCTTATATTAAAGATTCAACTAAGAGAGGTGGATGGGTACTTGATGAGAATAATAAAGTTATCGAGAGAGATAACTTTCAAGAGTGGACTTTAGAGGATACTTCTAATAGGTTTTGTTCAGAAGTTTTAGATCCAGCAATTAATAAGTATATTCAATATTGGGGTTATCCAACTGCATCTCTTGGAACACATTATGCAATTCCTAAATTTAGTAGGTTTTGGGTTAGACTATCTGGAAGAGGTGAGTATCAAGCACTTCATGAGCATCAATCTATTTGGACATTTATCGTTTGGATGAATATCCCATTTGAACCTGAAGATGAACATTCTGAGAAAGAGAATGATGCTCATCCAGAGGGAGCAAATGTAACTATCATATACACTGATGCTGTTGGAAGGATTAGAAAACATCCTTATGAGTTAGGTAAGAAGGATGAAGGTACAATTTTGATATTCCCAAGTTCTTTGAACCACATTGTTTATCCTCATCATACTACTGATGAGTATAGAATTAGTATTGCTGGTGACATCTGCGTGGATAGTCTTAACTGTCTTGATCCCGTAATGATGGAGAAAAAAAATGATCACCTTTACCCCAAAACATTATGAAGACTGAATTGAAGGAATGGTTAAATTCAATCAACCATACTAAAGATGATTTAACTGAAGATCCTGATGCGATCAAATCTTATCCTCCCTATATTATTAACAAATGTCTATCTGGACACCTAGATTGCATACTCTTTGCTAATGAAATGAACAAATATCCTTCCCTA